CCGGCTCTTCGTGGTAGTTGCGGGGAATGCCCTGCTGCTGGACGAAGACTTGCTTCCACTCGTCAGCACGCTGGTCATAAACGCCATCGAAAGCCTCGTTAAGAATAGGCTCAACAATGGAACGAAAATCAGTACTGCGCATTGGGACTGCCATTTTCTAGCCCTCCTTAAAATGCAGCCACATTAGCGACGTACTGGTGCTCGCTAATCTGGACTTGAACGATGGTGAAGGAGTCGCCAGCGGCGTTCCCAACTTCCGGCGCAATAGCAATGACGCGCATGACCTTGTTGCCCGAAGTGACGAAGCCCGAACGGTCGAGCTGCGCGAGCGAAAGGCCAGTCGTGACGTTGCCAGAATCAGCATTGGCGAAGTCCGCCTGATTGCTGATGTTCGTGACCGAAACCGAGCCGTTGGCCTGAATTTCGTACACGATGGCCGGGTCAAGCGTCACGTAGGCAACAATATCCGTGGCGGCGGTTGAGGCCGTCCACTTGTTGCTCACGCGGCGACGACCGTCAGCGTCGGTAAACTCGACGCCCATGAACGTACCGATGATGGGATCAGAATTTCCAGCAGCTTCAATGAAACCATCCGTGTCGAGTTTGACCGGCTGGAACTGGAAGATGTTGGAGGTGTAGCCCGTCTCAATCGTCATAGCGGTGGGTCGAATGATACCGCTAGGATGATAGGCAGGCCGAAGACCAAATGGAGCACTGGTCGCAGACATGCGTTAATCCTCACAAAAAAGATGTATGGCTAACATCATTCCCACACTTGTGGGGCACGACGACTAGCCGATTCCCGCATTGCCTCCATGCCGTCACCTTCGATCACATTTGAACCGGACTTCTGAGCCTGCTCACGCAGGAACTCGGCTGTCTCGGCCAGTCGGCTTTCTTCCCGAGCGGGCGCATCGTAATGCGCTTCCTGCATGTACTTTTTGTACAGCGACAGGGGAATCTTAAAAGCCAACATCTCGTTGACGCCAATAAACCCAATGTACTCGCCAGTTTTCAGCGTGGCATATTCCCAACCGGGAACATCCTCCGGCTTAATCGGCTCATATCCAAGCCGAATCCTGCCCTGTATCGAGTCCCTTGGATTCGTGGTTGTCAACCAGCAAGTGTGATAACCCGGAATCTTCGGCAAATCAGGCAACGCGGCCTGAAAAAATTGCTGTCGAAACATCTCAACGCGGTCATCATCGGAGATAGCTCTCTCCTCTACCACTGCGCGATCATACGCAGCACGACTTTCACGACCTTCGCCAAGAACCTTCTTCAGTCTTTCATCGCTCATATAACTCGCTCCCTTGTTTAGCGAGAAGAATTGTTACGATCATATTCAGCATAACGCTTAATGTACTTCTGACGCAACTCTGGGTTATCCCAGACCCCTGCGTCAACAAGTGCTTGCTTGCGTTCAGGGCTGATATAGATCTCTTTTCGGGTAGACGGCGCGGCATATTCGCGCTTACCGCCGACTGGGGGACCACCGCGTTTTGGCGCGGCCTTTGCTTTGCGGGCCTCGTTTTCCACGGTATCTTCTCCGTATCGGTGGGGTAGGCGTTTGGCTACACGGTTATCCAACTCAATCCAATAATCTTCCGTTGCCGGGTTAAACCCTTCGGAAGCAAGGCGCTTATCAATGGCCTGAACAATGGCTGAGTCCTCGTCGTTGCCCTTGGGGTCATACCAATCGTTGGCACCGATCCATTCCTTGGCATACGCCGCCACACGCGGATCTGGGCCTTCTTTCTTCGGCTCCAGTTTGGTTTGGCTTTTAAGAGCCTCAAGTTGCTTGCGGCGTTCCATGAGCTGATCACGGATGGCAAGCGCCTTGGCCACATCCTCGCCCTGCCCCTGTTCAATGGCCTTGGCAATAATGCGGTCTACGGTATGGATTTCAGCACTCGTTTCGTTGAGTCGCTGATCCGCAGCCTGTTGGTCAAACTCAGTCGTGCGACGTTCAACGGCATTCAACCGACGCTTAAACTCTTCGTTCTCTGCACGCAAGAATGCCAACTCGCGTTCTTTGTGCTCAATCGCCGCACGGCGACGGAACTTACGCTGCTGGCGCTGCGCACGCTTTTCTTCGGGGGTCTGAGCGCGACGTTTACCTTTGTCGTCTTCATCCGCCTCATCAGCGTCCGCAAGGCGCTCATCGCCCTCGTCTTCTTCCTCTGCCGAAGCCTCTGCTTCAGCAAGCGCTTCCTCTTGAGCAGGCTCCTCGGGAGGAGTTTCGGTAACGACGTATTCCTCTTGGGAACTCTCGTCGTCCTCTTTCAGTACTTCGTCCTTAGCCATGTGTTAGCCCTCAGATAAATGCTTTGATGGCAAGCGGGTCGCCGCTTACGCCACCTACGATGTCCAGATCGTTGAAGATCACAAACAACGCCTCTTCGTCGTTGCCGTAAGGAACCTTCCACCGATCTCCGCCGTACTTGGGAACCCGGACATAATCACCCGGTTTGCACCAAGCGCCTTCCGGCCAAGACTCCATCGTGTTGCGATTCTTGAAGGCCAAAGGTCCAAGACTGTGAACCTTTGCGATCTGGGTATTCCAGACCTCTGTCTCCCGCGTTTCGCTGTGCAAAATAATACCCCCTGAAGAAGTTTTCTTCGGGCTACGAATTTGCACCAAAACACGCGAACCAAATGGAATCAAACCCGGCTCTACACTAGGAAAAGCCTCATCCAACGTTGTCATTAGAAATCCTCTCCGTCCTCTTCTTCTCTCAGAAGACGATCAATGTAAGTTAACGCGGCCTGCAACCCGGCGTAAGTGCCCACTGCCTTGCCATATTCAAACGAAGCATCCTTACCTTCCAGCTGCCGTTTCATCGCGTCGTGTGCGACACGAGCCTTGGCCCGCTCCAATTCGTCAATGATGCGTTCAATCATGCGTTTTGTTTACCTTTGCTAATAATGGCGGGCGTTGCTTTCGGGTCGCCCTTGACACCCTTCGACTGGTCAACCATGCCCTTCTTCGGACCACCATTGACCATTTTCTGTCCACTGACAGCCATACCCATGGCCATCATCTTGTGTTGGTTCATGTAATTGTCAGCCATAAATCACCCCTATGGATTAATACCCGTACCTGTTGAAACACCGACCTTCTCACCCGTAATGGCTTCCATCGCAGCAATCTGCTTAGCCGTGTCGTTGTCTTCGCGGTTCGTAACCAGCTTGACGTTAAGTTCCGCCGCTTGACGCTTATCAAGTCGCTCCTGTTTGAGCATCTCACGCTGCAAGTTGTCTTGCTGACGCTGCTGAGTTTGAAGTTCTTCGCGCTGAAGCTTGGCCTGCGCCAATTGCAACTCGGCCTGCTTGACCTGAATGTTGGCCTGATCCGCTGCCGTCTTGCGCTGTACCTCGGCCATTTGAGCAGCGGCCTTCGGATCTTGCGACGCGTTCATGCCCTGCATCTGCTGGAGTATGCCAATGGCCTGCTGAACGATCTGCGGAATCGCGCCAAAAGCTTGTGATGCGTCAGGCACCACACGCTGAGATGCCGCTGCCAACATTTGGTCAAATGATTTTTTGACCTCTTTATCGTTCACTTTCTGGAACTCTGTAATGCTACGCCCCGCAGCATCCGAGGCCACTTCAAATATATGGTTCGCGTACCAAAGAGCGATATGCTCCTTGATGTGATTAAGAATCGTGGGGATAAACGTTCCCGACATGAGCATAGAAGAACCCAGAACGGGGCTCGTGAGATAATCCAAGTGAACTTGAATATGCGCAAGATGATCTTGTTCTGGGAACGCCGATATTGGACGCCCAAGCGTTGCAGCCACGTTTTCATTGACGGCATTTAACTCCTTGGGTGTTGGAGCGGGCACCAACAATTCTTTTGCGTTGGGCACACGCAGTTGTTTCAGAATGCGCTCTTCAACCTTGCGAATGTCATAGACCTGCGGCAACGCAATCGCACGTTGGGCAATCGCCTGAACCTGAGCAAAACGCTGCGCTTCGGAGAAAATGTTGGGGTCCGAAACCGGCACCACATCCATCGGGCCGTCAAAGTCAGATCGCTTAACGAGCAACTCGCCCGTCTCGTCCTTGACCTCTTCGTCCTCCAGATACATCTGGTTGAGCCGGTGCAGCACTTTAAGCGTGCGACCCATCGCGTCATGCAATCGCGCATGAATAGCAGAGAACACCGCCATGCCCTGCTCAATACGGGCGAGCTGAGTCCCGACCGGCATGTTGCCTTGGTTCTCAGAGATGTCTTCTAGCGTTGTACGAACAACACCCTTACCGGCTTCGACCAAGAAGCCCAGCAACGCCATCAAAGTTTGCGAGGGCTGATTAAACGGAATCGGCATCGCAATCTTGCGAATGTCATCGCTAAATGCGCCGCCTTCGATTTCCTTCACTTCCGTTGGATCAATACGCTCGGACTGACCGCCTTCGCGACCGCCCTTGAGCTTGAGCATGCCGGGGAAGTTGGCAATGTGCGCAGAGTCAAGCAATGCACGCAACGCACCCGTCGCCGCTGCCGAGATACCGCCAATCATCTGCGGGATGCCGATGGGGTACGCGCCACGCCACGGGACGAAGGGGAACTCAATGATCCACTGCATTTCCTCCAGCGTCTTGTCTTCTTCGCGCCAGTTGCGGTAGATGCTCAAAACTTTGCCGGTGATCTTATCGACCGACACAATGTACGGCGCTAAACCGTACTCGTCTTCCAAATCGGCAATGACGTAAATCTCAAAGATTGTCCGCAGCCCATCGTCGTTGTAGGCGTTGGAGTTGCGACCTTCGATTTTGTTGTTCGCCGTCTCAGACTTGGAGTACTCCGGCTCAACCGATGCCAGCGGAAGATCCACATCCCGATACATCCCCGAACGCACGCGCTGGAGATACTCAATCTCTGTCACGTATTGAACGTGCGTCTTGCGCTCAGCGGAGTAAAAGTTCGTCGCCGCAAAGGGGAGGTAAATATCATCAATCGCAATAAAAAGCGGCGTCGGACGCTTCTTGTTGGAATCCCAACTGAGCTTCAAATACTGAGCGCCACCGAGCGGCACTTGAGTCAGAAGCTGCTCCAACTCCGCCCGGAACTCGGGCATCTGCTGCGTCAACTGCCAATTGAGATACTTGGTCTTACGTTCCGCCTTCGCTACCTTTTCAGCGGTTGGCGTGCCAAAGATGTAATCCTTTGCAGGACCCTCAGGAGGGAAAAGCTCTTTGACGGCTCGGGCGGAGAAGTCCACGCAGACTTCGGTGAGCATTGGGTGCACGACTTTACTTGCGCCCTGAAACGAAGCGCCGCCCGGTGCATCATCTCCAAGTCCCGTCCGTCGTAATCCCTCTTCATACTGCTCATCGCGCTTTGACCGCGCTTCCTTGTCCTTGGCAATTTGCCCAAGCAAATCCTGCGCAATCTGATCCATTTCCCGCTCGGGCATGGACTCGGCAAGGTTCGCATAAAACTCAGAATCCGCAGCCGGAGCAGATTCCTCTTCTAGACGCACAATCGCGCCGCCGTCTTCGGTGTCCTCTACCTCGGCAATCTCATCCTCAGGTAGTTCCAACATCTCCCCAAGTTCTTCTTGGGCTTCGTCAAGCGGCTCGTTCTCAGACGCCATAGGGGTTCATCCTCGGACGGGAATTAACAATGAGCCTCGGCTGCAACGGCTTAGGCTTACTCACGCTTATCATATCCTTGTCCGCAAGAAAACGTAAACCTTGGGTGCAAGCATCCATCAAGTCGTCATGGCGGATGCTACCTTCGCCACTAAAGGCGCAGAGTTGATACAAAAGCGGCTCCGCCCACGAGCGAATCTGACCCTTGCGCTTCTCGGACTCCACAAACCACACCATCCCACCGGCAAACAAGTGCGAAACCATGTGAAGGCGGGTGAGTTTCGACGCTTTTCCCGGGTTGTACGCGTGCGCCAAGATATTTTCTCGCGCCAGCATCTGCCGAAGTGAGATTCCGCTGCCCTTGTCTTCAATCACAATGGTATCGGGCTTACGGCCTGTCCCCATCTGCCGAGACGGACCAATCATCGGCTTAATTAGCGGTCTTTGACTGTCGTCGCCGTAGTAAACCTCACGCTCTTTGTGCACGCGCTTGATCAAATCGGGCATTCCGAGCCGGTCTTCCCAACAATCCAGCAGCATAATGTTCGGTTTGTCCTCGTTATAGAACAAACCCAACACCACACACGCACTCGGGTCGGCATCGGAAGTCTTCTTATCCCGCGTCTGCTCGGTAAAGGCGGTATCCATGCTCATTACGATGTGCTCAAACACCGGCAAAGGCTTTTTCGCAGGCCACAACTTGATCCAGTTGCGCTTGATGATCCCCTGCTCCTCGGGATTGAGCACTTCGGCGTGAATTTCCTGTCGTCCGAGCGTCGTGCCTTCAAATTTCAGCAGCTGTTGCTGAAAAGTCGGGGCCAAATTCGCAATATTTTCGTACGTAGACGCCCGAACGACCGCCACATCGTCGCCGTCGCGCTCAATGAGCTCGCGAATCAACGCTTTGGGCTTCGGCGTCGTCGTTGCCACGATTCTTGGGTGCTTTCCAAGACGCAAGGCAAACATAATCATGTCCCACGCCTCTTGGTCGTACTGCCACGCGGCCAATTCGTCGCAGTTATGCACTACAACACCACCGGCAACGTACTCGTTTACCGCATCAACAGTCAGGTTATAGACCGGCTCCCGCGTCTTTAATCTTTCGACGGCGTTGATTTTTGCCGTGATAGCGAACGGCGCAGGGTCTTGAGCAAAACCGTGCGTTTTCCCGTTTGCTTTCGTAAGCATTGCCGCAGTGCTGGCAGCGTTTAAGCTGTATTGGTCGGTCTGCCCGGTAGCGCCGAGTAGCGGCGGCTTGATTGCAAGACTCGCTGCAATACTTCTGCACCCGTCGCGTAGCCACGTAATCTGCTTTGCACTCCACGCACTGCCGAGTTTCAGGCTGGAAAGCATTTGCACGCCACTTTTCCAAACACTTTGATGAACAGAATTCGCGAGTTTTGTGTACAGACTTAGATTCAAACTGTTGGCCGCAGCCAATGCAGCTTTTAACGTCCAATTCCAACTCTTGCCACATGCGAACAAAAGTCGCTGAAGCAGCCTGCTTTTGTTTATCAGACGTTGATCGACCCGTTGAGTGATGACTGTGATGTTCCGAGCGTCGCATAAGCACCAAGTTTGAAACATCGTTGTTAGTGGGGTCGTGATCGGCATGATGCACAACGTAGCCCGGTGCAATAGGGCCGTGATGCTGTTCGTAAATGTACCGATGTAAGTATTGTTTTTTGCTGTTTCTGTAATACCCGTCTTTACGTTTACGCCATATTTGTCCGTCAAACTCAATGGTATCCACAGTTGATCTCCTGCACTGACGCTTTCAGCGGGGACCCATCCCCGGCCTGCAATCAGTATCGGATGATCTGCGGTACATGTCAAGTTCGTCGTGCCATAACTTATACGGTACAGTGGAGCAGGGTTGTGGCTTAGCCCCGCTGCCGTAACTGAATGCGGTCCAAAGCGAGTTTGAACAACATCGCCTACTTGGATCTGCTCAATTGGCTTCTCGCTACCGTCTGCCATCAAGACCGGGGTCCCTGCTGGGTGGCACCACGCGCCATGCCACTGACCACCGCGAAGCCGATCTGGCGTTTCGGCGCTGATGCCTTTGATGAGCGAGCCGTTCTTGAGCACAATTTCCGAAAGCGAACGGTTGTATTCCTTCACCACACGCTCTGGAATCACACTCATCAGCCCCGAATCACCCTCAAAACACGTATCACGTACGTCCGCAGAGGTCGGCGCACTCACAAGCCACCGGCTTTCGGGCTTTTGATACGCCTGAAACCACAGCCACTCCGCTGCCGCACGAGTTTTACCTGCGCCACGACCGGCGAGCATGAGCCAAATGGTCCACTTTCCCGGCGGCGGGGCTTGATGTTTGTGTCTTTTACCCACCCACTCCGTATGCGCATTCAGCGCAATCAACTCTTCAGTCGTGAGCTTGTTCAGATCCTCAAGGATCTTCTTGCGCTTGGGGCTGATTGGCTCTTGTTGAGGCGCAGCCGTAGCCGGTGCAGTAGGGGAGGGCGGGGGTCCCTGAGCGGTCATGTTAGCGATAACGCGAGGTCTTCTTGGCTATGGACTTCGGCTGCTTCACAAACTGCTGGCCCTTTGCCTTGCCCTCGCGCTTAGCCCTTGTCGTGGCCGCGTATTCCTGCGGGGAGAGCGACTTAATCGCAGCAGCGGGAAGATACCGCTCGCCCGTTTTAGACGAGGGTTTCCCAGACTTTGTGCGCCAATCTTGCGCGGTCCAGTCTTTAAGCGATCTTTGCGACGGTTTCAGTGGCATCGCCATAACTCCCAAATGCTTCTAGATATTCCAAGGCGTTTTTTAAAACAAACGGACTGTCTTTAAACATTCCTAAAGCACGATTGCATTGCTTACACAACACGCCTCTAAACTCGCCGGTCTGATGATTGTGGTCAATTGCGCTGTCAATTAACTCAATTTCAGTTTTGCAAATTGCACAGCATTCTTCTTGACGTTCGTATGCAGTAACAAGCTGCTCAGGAGTAATTCCACGACGAGCGCATCTTTTTGCAAGCGTCCAACTATCTTTAGTTCGGTACTCCCGAACACGATCAGGATTCTCAACGGTCCATCTGCGATGTTCTTTGTAAAGACAAGTATTGCATCGGCTCTTAAGCAAATGCTTCATGTCTCCACCACGAGAACGAAATGCGGAAAAAGGCTTTTCTTCTCCGCACATTGTGCAAACTTTAGTCACGGTAGCCGCCGCCTTTTTCTTTATATTTCTTGGCTAACAACTGACTTTTACGGGCGGACCATTGACCTGCGGCGGTGCCTTGGGTGGCCGATGCCTTGATTTGATTGAAGAGCTTCTTGCGCATCTCGGGCTTTGTGTAATTGCCCGCTGCGTTGACCTTAGATTTCGTTGCCATG